TTGGTCCACTCCTCGAAGTTCTTGTCGAGCTCGGCCCCGTACCCCTGCTGGGCCGCAGTGGCCCCGAGGGACTGGAGGTGAGCCTGGGCACGCCACGGGGAGACGCCACCGGCCCGCTCGATCTGCTGGGCGATGCGGGACTGCTTGGCCTCCGAGGCGGGCTGTAGGGCCTCGTTGCGGCCCTCGATGGCTCCCTCGACGGTCTCGCGCTTGGCGATCGAGTCGATGATCGAGTTGCCCAGGTTCTGCAAGCCGGGAACCATGTCCCCAAACGCTTCGGCGACCGACATGAATGACCGGACGTCGGGGCGGACATAGGTGTCCACCGGGCTGGCCACAGGCTGGATGATCCGCTCCGGGGCCGGGTCGGGATTGATGCGCTGACGTGCCATGGTGTTAGTTGGTACCCGCGGGCTTCACGCCGGACGCCCAGTTGATGCCGAGGGCGCTGGAGAAGTTCTCGTTGCTCAAGACGTTCGCCGCCCCGCCGATGGCGTTCATGAAAGTCGAGGCCGAGCTGGGCTTGCTCATCATCCGGCTCTGGGCCCCTGCCCAAGCGCCTTCCTTTTCCATCTCCAGCTGATACATGGTGGCCATGGTCTGGCGGTTGGTCCGCTGGACAAACTCCAGTTCGCGGCGCTTGTAGTTGTCCATGAGGGCGTTGACGCTGTTGCCGGAGACGCCGCCCTCGATCGCAGAAGCGCCCGCGGTGGACTTGGCCGCCAAGGACTGGCGGGCGATGGCGTCAATCTCCTGGGCCGCCTTGTTCTGCTCCTGCTGCTGGCGCAGGGCGAGCTGGATGATCTGGTTGCGGTAGGACGCCTGGACGTTCCTGTTGTTGGCCTCAACCATCCGCTTTTCGGCCGCGGCGGCCAGGAAGGGCTGGGCGATCGACAGCCCCAACGAAGCCCCCGCGATGCCGGTCGGCAGCAAGCTTCCCAGCGATGGGCTACCGGCAGCGGCGGCGGTGGTGGTCATCAGGGTTTGGCCTTGTGAAAGGGAATGAACATCTCTCCGTTGACTCCTGCGGCAACGGGATCGTGGAACTGGAACCCGAGCCACCGAAGCCACCGGATATGGACGGTGTTTCGGGCATCCACCCAGTTCCACAGAACCGGGCTACAGCTGTGCAGCACGTTCACGCAGCCCGGGGAGATCCGCAGGAACCACGCGCTGTGCCGGGCGATCGCCGGGGTACCCAGGAGCCAGATCGCGCCTTGAGGCGTGGCCCCGAAGACGGCCGCTGGATTACCTCCCATCCAGATCGTGAAACACAGCTGGCTGAGGCGGACCCCGTCGAGCAGGGCTTGCTCGGGCAATCGACCGAGAGCCGTAAGCTCTGCCCTATCGGCGGGACGTATGTGCTCGGCGACGTGCCGCCAGTCCCCATCCTCGTACGGAAGGATCAGGTTAGCGGCGGGCGGAGCGAGTGTCATAGGACGCTTCCACCTCGGCGGCAGTGAATCCGACCGGCAGGTGGGAATCCGAGGTGATCTCAAGGACCATGTCCTCGTTCTTCATCAGCACCGGGACCTGGTAGACCCCGTCTTCGATGGCGACGGCATTCAGGATGCCCTGCCCCGTGCCCAGCAGATTGCCGCTGAAGATCGAGTCGAACGAGGTGGCCCCGTACTTGTCCGAGACTTGCACCTTGAAGTACGAGGATCTCACGAAGGTCAGAAACACATTGCGGACCTGGAAGCGGCCCGTGGAATATACCTCGGTCCCCCGCTCGCCCTGACGTCGCAGGTACGGGGTGCTCATCCGGTACTTGAAGTCATAGGCTTCACCCACCCAGACCTTGCGGTTGGTGATGTTGCCGCGGACCTGCACGGTGTTCCCGGAGGCGCTCAGGATCGTATAGGAGATGCCCGCCTCGATGGCCGACAAGTAGTTGTAGTCGAGGTACAGCGCCGCGGGGGCGGTGAAGGTCCCGAGGTCGAGGTTGGTCGAGGACGGCGCGGAGAAGGACCCGAAGTCGTACGACGGGGCCGCAGCCTGGGCCTGCGAGACCGCCCGCACCGCGGCGGTGTTGTGGACCTGGTAGGGCAGCGTGATCGTCGTGCGGTCGTTGTTTAGGTCGTACGACATGGACGTCACGTCCAGACCGACGCGGCGATCGAGGCCCACGACGTACGAGGAGCTGTCGTCGGTGCGGTTGGGCTTGACGGTGATGCGCTCCAGGAACAGCCCCTCGGGCCGTTCGATGGCCAGGTACAGGCTCTCGTCCATCCAGGCCATGCCGCGGATGGTGGCGTTCTTGAAGGACCACTTGGACCAGCTCGCCTGCACCCGCTCGCGCGAGGAGTCGTACCACTTGTAGACGTACAGGGACGTCGGGTCGGTGTCGGTCACGCCGACCAGGATGTTGTCGTGGCTGGTCCCCCGCAGGGCCGTCATCTTGCCCGGGAAGTACTTCGGCACGTTGGCGGAGATGTCCGGCGAGATCAGCGCCTGGGTGTCCTCGAAGTTGGCGATGATCTCACGCACGCCCGTGTACGAGCCGCGGTCGAAGGCGAAGAAGATCTCTTCGCCGACCAGGGCCGGGGCACAGTTCGGCAGCGCGTCATAGTTGCCCACGATGCGCATGACCGTCGTGGTGGGGGTCAGGATCGTATTGGGGGACGTCAGCGCGAACTGGGCCCGGTCTGAGAAGATGATCAGGCGGTCGTCATAGGGGACCGCGTGCTTGAACAGCGTGATCTCGGGATAGCTCGACGAGACGTCGATGGGGTCGGCGTCCAGCAGGTCAGTAACCGTGGTGCGCCAGAAGTTGAAGTACTCGCCGCTCTCGGACAGGACGACGTTCTCGCCCGACAGGAACCCGAGACGGCCACGGAACAGGAAGATGTCGGAGATGGCCTGACCGATGAACGACGGGGTCGCGTTGCTGTCCGCGTCTCCGACCCCTCGATCCGCCCAGGTGGCCGCCTTGAGGGTGAAGGTGCCGTTGGAGTTCCGCACCAGGATGTGAGGCATCGTGGTCGCGTCGAACTTGTACGCGATGCCGGGGGCCACGGTCTCTTTCCAGACCCCCTGCCCGATCGAGGTGCCGCCGAGGGGGTTCTCGAACTTCAGCCAAAGGTCATCTGCGTTCTGCTCAGGGTCACCTTGGACCTTGACGATGAACCCGTTGGGCGCAAGGCCGGGAAGGTCCTCGATGGCCGGGACCTCGCCCTTGACCAGCTTCAAGTTGTTGCCGCCGTTGCCGTCCCACACGGTGGCCGTGAAGGCGGTATTCACGCCGCTGACCGTGCGCTTGATCCGCACGACATACCCGGCGTCATCCGCCTCATAGCCGCCCTGTGACGGGCCGGGGTTGGCATTGATCGACGTCTCCAAGTCGGCGGCGATCTTGTCGGTGTTCAGGTCGGCCCCCACAGACGCTCCGAACGAGTCGGACACCGTGTACGTCGTGGCCCCGTTCTCTGTGCCCTTGAGCTGGATCTTGACATTCGCGCCCGCGTTCGCCTGCCGCAGCCAGACGAAGCACTGGTGCTCGGGGCTGTTCTTCGGGCTCAGGTCTTCCGACCCGGTCAGCATTGCCGTGGTCTTCTTGGTGTTGACCACGAACGTGTAGTCGGCGATCGACAGCAGCTTGAAGACCTGGTTGGGATCGTCGGCCGGGTCCAGGTTGATGTAGCTCTGGGCCGACCCCTCGTAGTTCACCGTCTTCTCGACGCCGCTCTTGTCGAAGACCTTGATCGAGTTGTCTTGCAGGACGACGATGTACTGCTCGGAGGCGTCCCGGTCGATCGTGTGGACCTTGCAGGAACCCACCGCACCGTTGATGATCTTGGCGACGTGCTCAGTCGGCGGGCGCTTCACCAGGCCCTCGACGATCGAGCTGTAGCCGTTCTCCTGGACTTCCCCCTGGGTGGGGAAACGAAGCTGAGCGGGCTGCTGGGAGACACCGTTCAGCAGGTTGGGGATGGCCAGGGTGATCAGCGGCATGTCAATAGACGCCCCGGTGAGGGTACTGTCGGTCGATCACGCGGTAGGTATCGTAGTTGTCGAAGATCGTGCGGTCGGCGGTTTCGCCGTCGTAGTCCTTCAGGGTGGCCAAGGCCATGAACTCGTCACGCGAGGTGAACGCATGGCCCAGCTGCGAGCCCACCGCGCGGTCCTGGAAAACCCGGGCCGCACGCACGGCGATGTAGTGGCGGGCGGGCTGGGGCAGCAGGTCCCATTCCAGGGCGTACACGATGCGGACCTTGACCGAGCCGTCGAACTGGTAGGTCTTGTTCTTCAGGTCGTACAGGCGGTTCCCGCGGATCGCCACGTCCACCTTGATGGTCTCGTCGAGGTCAACCAACAGGGCATTGGAGGGGATCGAGATTTCCTTGGTAGTGACGTTTGGGGTCAGCTCGACGTCGTCCTCGGTGTTGAAGTGCCACCGCATGGACTGCACGGCCACGCTGATCTCGTCGAGGACGTTTTTGGCCATGGCCACGTCCGCCGAGTTGGCCCCGGTCAACGAGTTGATCGGAGCAGTTCCGATCGTCCCCAGCATCATGTTGATGGCCTGGAGCTGGGAAGTGGATCCGAGCGGCATGGGCTCTCCGTAAGCGGTTTGGCGGAGTCGTAAGGGAAATAGGGCCGGGCCCACTCAAGGGCCCGGTCCCGTTCAGTTGTCAGTCAGATCAGGCGATCGCCGCGCTGTTGGCGATGACGACGCAGCACTCCGGACGGAGCCAGGCCGAACCCATCGCGTACTTGGCGACCATGAGGTGACCCTGGAGACGCATCTCGTAGTTGGTCTCCATCGAGAGGTCCATCAGCTTCACGGTGCCGAAGGCGCTCTTCTGGAAGACCACGCCCATCACGCGCTTGAAGTTGCCCGAGTAGGAGTTGTTGACGCCCGAGACGCTGGCAACGTCGTTCCCGAACACCGTGCCCGCGATGTTGGACTTCACGAGACGGATGCCCGCGACTTCCGCCAGCTTGGCCTCCTGGTACGAGCCGCCGCCACCGAAGTCCCGGTTGATGACCTTGCGGCCAGCCTCCGAGTTGATGATGCGGTAGAACGTGGTCGGAGTGACGATCGTGTACCGATCCTCGCTCGGCACGTTGTTCTTGTCGAGCGCAGCAGCGGCCTCATAGAGGTCGTCGATGAAGTCCTGCTCCTTGCCGACCGGAACGTCGCCGTTGGTCGAGGCGCCGTTTGCGGCGATGTACGCGCTGGTGACGACCGTGCCGTTGGGATTACCAACCAGACCCGCACGACCGCCCGGAATCTGACCGGCAGCCGAGGTCCCAACACCGTCCGTGGTGTAGTGAGCGCCGGTGAGGCACGCGACGGCAAGCAGGTTCTTGTCGAACGTGCGAGCAAGCGCGCGACCGAGCTCGGCCGAGTAGATCGAACGCACGTCGTAGTGGTTCTTCATCTCGTCGAGCTTGTCCACGAACGTCGAGGCGATCAGGAGATCGTCGATGTTGATGGTCCGCTCGGCGTGCTTCATCGCCGTGAGGTACTTGGTGTTGCCGATGGTGGTCGCGCTGGTGGTGTCGTAACCCTCAGACGCGATGTCGGTGCCGGGCTTGAAGTACGAGGCGCTCGCGATGCCGGTGACCGGGAACTGGGCAGTCTTGCCCGAGCTGATGGTCCGGATCATGTGGAGCGGCTTCATCACGGTGGCGGTCTCGTACGCCGTGAGGACTTCGCCCGCGAAGAGCTTGAGGAACAGGTTGTTCTGGTCAGCGAAGGTCGAGTTGAACGAGCCGGAGCCGTTCACCTGGCCGCTGAAACTGGTAGCCGTAACAGGCATGTGTCTATCCTTGAATGGGTGTGAGAAACTGTGAAGGAGCGATGCCTATGGCCCAATGCAAAAAGGGACCGGCCGTAGCGCGGTCCCTGAGCGGATGGGAAGTTGGCGTGAGGGGTTAGCGGTCCGCGCCCTCGGGCGGGACATACCCGGCATACCACCCCTCAGGTAGCTGCACGGTGTTCGAGGACAGCTCCCAAGAGGAGCCGTTCCAGAAATAGACCCGGCCCCGTACGTCAGGGCCGAGTCTGACTAGGTCTTGGTCGGTCGGGTGAACGAATACCACTCTGTTTGCTTCGCACCCGCTCAATGAAGCGGCGACGAAGGCCGCTAGGAGGGGGAGGAGCATCCTGGGAAAGCTCAGGTTCATTGGCATGTTCCACAACCCGACCGACCAAGACTTGAATGATGGACTGAACGAGTGCCAGCAATGCTGACACCCACGTCACTGGGGGAGCCCGCTGACCTTCGCGTCCTTCGCCACGATGAGGCCGATGCCTGCGACGATCGCGGCCCCGAGGGCAGCGAAGTCAGGGGCGGTCGCCGGGTCGTTGTCGAGGAGCGCCTTGGCCACGCCGAGACCGGCGGTGACGATGGCGATGATTCCGAGGACGGTGGTGCGCCAGGACTGGTTCTTCATGGGTCGTTGTCTCCGTAAGGTCAGAAGTTCGAGACGGCCATGCGCCGCTCGACGTCGGCGCGGTACGCCGGATCGTTCTTGTACTTGGGGTCCTTCATGGCCTCGATGACCTCGGCCGACGAGCGGAACCCACGGGCCACCTTGCCACCGTCGCCGGTGACCAGGCGCGGTTCGGACTGCGCCGCGAAACGGGCTTGCAGACCCTTCACGGCGAACATGATCTGGTTCTTGTTGCCGCTCTCGACGGCGGTGTTGTACGCCGCGACCTCGTCCGAGCTCAGGTTCGAGGCGGCCCACTCGACCATCGCCTTGTAGCTGTCGGCTCCGCCGACCGCCGTGAAGACTTCCTGCTGGGCCTGCTGGACCAGGGCCATCTGACCCTGGACGTAGGAGTCCACGATGTTCTTAGGGATGCCCTGCTTGGCCAGCTCCGCATACGACTCGTCGGACAGCTTGCCGCCAGCGCTGAGCTCCTTGCTGTACTTGGCGAACTGCTCGGCGGAGATCTCGACGTCCTCGGGGACCGCCGTGGGCTTGGGGGCGTCGGGGACCTTGAGGTCCTTGGGCGCTTCGCCGGTGGGCTTGGCCTCTACCGGCGGGGCCTCTTCGGCCGCCTTGGTGGCCGCTACGTTCTGCTCGATCGACTGCTTGGCTTCTTCGGGGTTGGTTTCCACTCGGTCCATGTTCTGCCTTACTGCTGCGCCTGAGCCATCGGCCCGGCAT